AGTAAATTTTTTTATTTTTTGACCCTAGTGACCTAATTTTAAACAATCGTCATTAACCAACCAAAACCACTATGAACCATCCCCCCGCTTACTCATTACCATCATTACCCCCAATAACCACCGCATCCTCTATTACACCTAAGTGGAATATTAAATCGATAGATATCCCCCTATCCACTCCTGTTCCAATACCTGAGTGGTTACATCCAACCCCACCTCCTATACCTGCCAACCTCCAACTTACTAAACTTAAAAATGAAATAATGGAAACGCAATTTGACTCTTCATTCGAAAGGGTCCTAGACCAATTGGCAGAGGGTAAATCCCTTAAGACTATCTTTGAAGATGACCCCCGTGAATTCAAAGAATCTAAATTTATTAAATGGGTCTTGAAAGATCCCACTCGTAAGGAAGCGTATCATGAAGCGCTTGAAATAGGGGCTGAGATGATTGCTGCTGAGATGATTGAGATATCAGATGGAACTGACTCCATGGAAGACGTGCAGCGTTCCACACTCCGCATTAACACTCGCAAGTGGTTACTAGGGATATGGAACAAGAAACGTTATGGTGAGATTAAACAGATTGAGATGAATGGGGTTATTAGTATTACCAATGCCCTTAAAGAGGCCAGAGAACGGGTCACGATAGACGCGTCGTATAAGGAGTTAGATGATGCAGAAACCGATATATAGTCCTTCTGAAGAGCAGGCATTAATGACTCAGTTATGGACTGACGACCTTGCTAATGACCCTGAAGCCTTCGTAATGTTCATTTACCCATGGGGAGTGGAGAACACGCCTCTAGCGCGGTTTAAAGGACCTCGTACATGGCAGAGGAAGGTGTTACGGTCGATAGCATTTCATATTAAGATGAACAAGGGTCGGATGGATATGTCCGTACTGCGTAAGGCAGTTAGCTCAGGTCGGGGGATTGGTAAGTCGGCACTCGTGAGCTGGCTCATACAGTGGATGATGACTACGCGCATTGGTGCGACTGTCATCGTGAGTGCTAACAGTGAGAATCAGCTTCGCTCTGTCACATGGGGTGAGTTGACCAAGTGGGTGACCATGTCGATACATTGCCATTGGTGGGAGATCTCAGCAACCAAGCTGATACCAGCACAGTGGTTGACTGACCTAGTCGAGAGGGACTTGAAGAAGGGTACTAGGTATTGGGCGGCTGAGGGTAAGCTATGGTCTGAGGAGAACCCTGACTCGTATGCGGGGGTGCATAACCACGATGGGATGATGGTGATCTTCGATGAGGCATCGGGTATACCGGATAGCATTTGGTCGGTAGCGTCGGGGTTTTTCACTGAGAACATACTCGATAGGTATTGGCTAGCATTCAGCAACCCTCGTCGGCCTGAGGGGTACTTTTTTGACTGTTTTCACACTAAGGCGGAGTTTTGGGAGACTTCACAGATTGACTCGCGTACAGTGGAGGACACGGACAAGCAGGTCTATGCTCAGATTATCTCGGAGTATGGTGACGATAGCAATGAAGCCAAGGTAGAGGTTTATGGACAGTTCCCTGACATCGGTGATGGTCACCTCATCTCATCGAGAGCGGTGGACGGTGCTATCGAGAGGGAGGCTTACATGGACCCCACTGCCCCCCTGGTCATGGGGGTTGACCCAGCTGGTGAGGGGAAGGATGACACTGCTATCACCCTTCGTAGAGGGTTGACAGTGTTGCCAGTGATACGGTTCAGAGAGCCTGACCCTATGGCGTTGGTTGGGCGCATTATTAGCTACATTCGTGAGTATAAGCCCAAACTCATCGTGGTTGACCAAGTAGGACTCGGATGGGGTATCGTAGGACGCCTTCAGGAACAGGGGTTTGCTGTACGAGGCTTCAAGGGATCGCGTGAGTCGAGTAACAAGCTGAGATGGAAGAACCAGCGGATACAGGTATGGGATTTGATGAAGACTTGGTTAGAGGATGGGAGCATTCCTAACGATAAGAAGCTGCGCACTGAGTTGATGACGCAGAAGTTTAAGTACACTTCCAACGGGGCTAAGAGTCTCGTTAGTAAACGAGACTCAGGTGAGAAGTCGCCGGATTCAGCTGATGCACTTGCTTTGACATTTGCCTATCCCATGTTCCAGGATGACGAGTTAGTACGCAGTATCCCTGTCGTAAGTCAGTACAAGAGTTACTCATCTGCACCAACGTCATGGATGAGTGCGTGACAAGTGTTGCCTGAGATGATACCTTACCTGTCAATATGACAGATAATACTGATTTCCTAGCTGAGATAAAGAGTCGCATGATGATTGCGACATCCGCGTATTCTGACTCCCGTGAGTCTGAGTTACAGGATCTTAAGTTTGCAGCGGGTTCTCCTGATAACAACTGGCAATGGCCTGATGAAGTCCGTAACACTCGGACTAATCAGACCGTCAATGCACGACCTTGTTTGACAATTAACAAACTACCCCAACACATTAAGCAAATTACTAATGACCAACGGCAGAATAGACCCGCTGGTAAGGTCATCCCCGTTGACAGTGATGCTGATATTGAAGTAGCGGAGATATACGATGGTGTTGTAAAGCACATTGAGTATATCAGTGATGCTGACGTCGCCATTGACACTGCCTGTGAGAATCAGGTGACATTTGGTGAAGGGTACATACGCCTTCTGACTGACTACGTTAGTGATGACTCTTTTGATCAAGAGATTAAGATCGCTAGAGTGTGGAATAGCTTCTCAGTTTACATGGACCCAATGATGCAAGACCCTTGTGGTGCAGATGCCAAGTGGTGCTTCATCACTGAAGAGATGACTTACGATGAGTTTGAGAGAACTTACCCTAAGGCACAGTTAGCATCGTCAATTCAGGACCTTAGTAGAGGCGATGAGCAGATGAACTTCTGGTGTAATGAGAAGAACATCAAGATTGCTGAATACTTTTATGAGGACTATGAAAAGACTACTTTGAATTTATACCCAGGGAATAAATCATTTTACTCTGGAACTCCTGAAGATATTCGTTATCAAGAAATCTATGGAGCACCTAAGAAAACTCGTTCAGTTCAACGACGCAAGATTAAGTGGTGTAAGACCAATGGTTTTGAGATTCTTGAAAAAGGTGAATGGGCGGGTCAGTACATTCCTATCATTCGAGTAGTTGGCAACGAGTTTATTGTTGAAGGTAAACGTTATGTATCAGGAATCGTGAGAAATGCCAAGGATGCACAACGCATGTATAACTACTGGACTAGTCAAGAAGCAGAGATGCTTGCTTTGGCTCCAAAGGCACCATTCATCGCCATCGCTGGACAGATTGAGAACTTCCAAGATGACTGGAAGACTGCTAATACTAATAATCATTCAGTATTACTTTACAATGCTACGACAGTAGCTACCGGTGAAGCGATTCTTCCACCACCTCAGAGGTCTATGCCGCCGATGGCACAGACAGGGCTCATACAGGCCAAAATGGGGGCCTCTGAAGACATTAAGGGTACAACTGGTCAGTATGACGCTAGTTTAGGTGCTACTTCTAACGAGCGGTCAGGTAAAGCCATCCTCGCAAGGGAGCGTCAGGTTGATACAGGCACTTATCATTACGTTGACAACTTAGCTCGTGCTGTGCGGTACTATACCCGTCAGATTGTGGATTTGATTCCTAAGATTTATGACACTCAACGAATTGCTAGAATTATCGGAATTGATGAACAGATTAAAACAGTAAAAACTGATCCTTCTCAACAAGAGCCGGTTAAAGAGATTAGAGATCCTAATACAAATGTACTTATTGAAAAGATCTATAACCTTGGGGTAGGTCGATATGATGTCTGTGTAACCACTGGTCCTAGTTATATGACAAAGCGTCAAGAAGCCATGGAGTCAATGAGTCAGATATTACAAGCCAATCCTCATTTATGGGCAGTTGCTGGCGACATATTCGCAAGAGATATGGACTGGCCTGGTGCTCAAGAGCTTGCGAAACGACTTAAGAAGACTATTGATCCTAAATTACTAGAGGATGCTGAAGATCCAATGGTGGCAGCAGCGAATCAGAAGATGCAAGAAATGGCTGCTGAGTTAGATCAATTGCATCAAATGGTACAAAATGTGTCTAAATCGCTTGAAGTACAAGAGTCTAAGCGTAAAGACGAAGAAGTACAGATTAAAGCATATGATGCTGAGACTAAAAGACTTTCTGCATTACAAGCAGGATTAACTGAAGACCAGGTGCAAGATATTGTAAGAGGTACTATCGATAGTATGATGGTAACTGGTGATTTAGGTGTTATGGATTCACTTCCACTACCTTCTGAACCACAGCAGCAACCAGTTCCTGATCAACCACCAATTATGCTTGATGCTCTACAGTAAGCATGTTAATTTAACAGAAACGATTTAAAGGATAATATAATGGAATTATTAAGACCACTTTGTTCAGATGTAACATTTCCCACTCAAAGTGTGGCATTTACAGGCACCGCAGGTGTCACTACTGGATGGCCTTTTGGTCCTCAAGGTGTATATTTAATATCTGATTCAGATTGTTATGTAGCTGTTGGTGTTGATGTTACTGCTACCGCAACTAATGGATTTTTATTACCTGCCGGAATTCCTATTACAGTATATGCTCCTCAAACTGCTGATACTGGTAAATGGCGAGTAAGTGCTATTCAGTTGAGTGCTGCTGGTACAATCTATGCAACACCGGTTAACATGCGATGACATTTGGCGAAGGGACTAGAAATAGTGTTGGGTTTGGAGTACAGGGATTTACTACTCTTACTGTTGGGGACGGAGACGTTCAACCAACACCTGTATTTTACCTGGCTCAGCAAGATGGCTTTAGAATACTTCAAGAAGACGGGTTTTCAATAAAAATATAATGTCAAATTTAACAATATCCCAGTTAACTGGTGCTAATACCCCACTCGTAGGTGATGAATTAACAGTAATTGTACAAGATGGTGAGACTCGTCAGTGCGAAGTGCAGCAATTTTTTTCAGATGTTGACTCAGGAACTTATTCACCTGTTCTTGTTGGGGTAACTAATATTGTTGATTTCGGAGATAGTTTTGATGCTCAATATATGAAAATAGGAAATGTTGTCACTGTAAGTGGTGCAGTTAGACCTAATGCTACTGGTATAAGTACATTGGCCACTTTTACAATGACTTTACCTTTTGTTGGTAATTTTGAGAGTGTAGGTGATTTAGGTGGTACAACTGTTAGCAGTAATAGGACAGTGGGAAATATATCTGCCAATATTGCCAATAACACAGCATTATTCTCAATATTCACTTCAGTTACATCTAGTCCGGACTTATCCTTTACTCTTACTTATAAACTCTAGGATTTTAAATGCCTAATCTTAAAATTTCACAATTACCTTCAGCTACTCCACCTTTAACAGGGACTGAATTAGTTCCCATAGTTCAATCAGGTCAAACTGATAAAACTACTGTTGCAGATTTTGCTCTAGCTGGTACAGGTCTTACTAAATCAGGTAATACTATATCTCTAACATCCCCTGTAACTTTAACTTTAGGTGGTACCGGTGCATCATTAACAGCTTCCAATGGTGGAATTCCTTACTCAACCGGAAGTGCTCTTGCGATATTGGCAGGAACTGCTACAGCTAATCAATTATTACTTTCGGGTTCATCTGCTGCTCCAATATGGTCTACTGCAACTTATCCATCAAGCACTGTTAATAATCAACTTTTATATTCATCTTCAGCTAATACAGTTGCAGGGTTAACTACTGGAAATAATGGAGTTCTTGTCACAAGTGCGGGAGGAGTTCCTAGCATTTCTTCTACACTACCCAATGCAACTCAGGATAACATCACTCGATTGAACACTATAACAAGTGGTACTTGGAATGGATCAGTAGTTGGATCTACTTATGGGGGAACTGGTGTTAATAATGGATCTAGCACGATTACACTAGCGGGTAGTTTAACTACCTCTGGTGCTAATTCCCTTACATTGACCACTTCAGGAGATACTAACGTTACCTTACCTACATCTGGCACATTAATAACTTCATCCGTGACTAGTTTACCTTCACTTGTTACAGTGAACACTATAACAAGTGGTACTTGGAATGGATCAGTAGTTGGATCTACTTATGGGGGAACTGGTGTTAATAATGGGTCTAATACGATTACACTAGCGGGTAATTTAACTACCTCTGGTGCTAATTCCCTTACATTGACTACTTCAGGAGCTACTAACGTTACCTTACCTACTTCTGGTACATTGGTAAACTCCGCTGTAACAACACTTTCATCATTAACAACCATTGGCACACTAACAACAGCTCT